CCAGAGTTGCACCTACTACCGGGTCGACAATAGCAATACGACCGCCGTAGGGGACCTGAGCTTTGTCGAATGCCAGCTTCATGTCAATGAAGTGTTGCAGAGAGATTACATCACCGGTTTCGGCAGATGCAATACGGTGTGCAAAACCATTAACGTTGTTGGCGGCAGCATCGGTCTGAGCTGAGTTACACTGAGCCAAGAACTTAGTTTCAAAGTTCTCTTGAATGGCGCGTGTAGCCTCGGCTTGGTGTTCAGACTGAATGGCCTCTACATGACTGCCGTCTTCACGAAGTTTGTCTGAGATATACCATGCACTACCGACATAGTCGGAGATGGTCATTGTGACAGTGCCAGTGTCAATCGGGTCGTAGTTCAGCGGCACATCTTCTGTAACATCCTGCAAGGTTGCAGTACCGATGGTTTTGATGTTCAGAGTTTCTCCTGATCCGAAGTCAGAGACATTACGGAAGAAGTCGCTCGGAAGCATACCATCGTGGAGGTTACGGAGGATGAATGCACTATACTGTTCCGACTCGATAAAAGCGCGAGTGTTATTAGTAAGATTCATTTCTTATCCTAAGTATTAACCAAAGTATTTATAGTATACCTTCGGATCGGATAACTCCTCCATAGTGAGTCCATCTCCATGGACCTTATCGACGAGCTTCTTGGCAATGTCCAACTCCGCTGAGAGAGACTGTCTAGTGCTCCCGACGAGGACTGAGTTGCCAGTGTTCCGACTGAAGATATTACTATCCTCTTTAGGTTCTGGTTCTATTACGACTGAGCCAGTGGACACATCTACTGATGTGCCTTTCGCCTTACCGCCAAACAGTTCCATAACCAAAGCAGGGCTAGTGCCTGCTAAGCTGTTGAGCTCTGCCTGTGACAGGCCAAGCTCTTCGCCCTTACCGTAGAACAACTCCTCTGCTTTGTCCCCGAACTTCTCAGACAGGGCACTAGTAACAGCGTTGATGTTTTGGGTTCGGGCAGCTTCTTGTTCACGCTTAGTAAGCATGGACTCAAAGATTTCCTTAGCGGCATCATCATCAAGACCTTGGGGCGGGTTGACCTCCGTATCTTGACGGGCCGTTTTGAGCGACTCGATTGTAGACTCTACAGTAGTTCGGCGTTCTAGCTCCTTGCGTAATTCCTCTAGCTCAGCTTCCTTCGCATCCAGCTTGGAAGTGAGTTCGGGAATGAACTCCTGTGACTCGGCCAATGCCTTAATGGCGTTGGGTATGTCTGCATACTTTTGCTCTCCCCGGTCATTCTTAATCTGGGCCAGCAGGTCCGCTGGATCAGTAGCAGTCTCGGGGTTGGGGGTAGGGTCCCCAGATTGAAACACACTGTCTTGGTCAGACATTAGTTTTACCTTTATTTAATTAGCGAAATGACATGTTCCAGAGCACGGGTGGCTCCGTGGATGTCGGCTTGGTAGAGCTCCCAGTTGGGTAACTTGTAGAGCTCCTCGCTACGTCCTTTGTGTTGCCGGGCCTTAATCTCTTGTTCAAGAAGCTCTACGAGGCGTTCCCTCAGCGGAGCCGCTATGCGATACTCCGATTCCATTTGCTTCTTGTCTTCGGGGCTAAGGCCATTAGTCCAAGACTTCTTCACGCCGGAACTTCCGCTGCAACAGCTTCTTCAGCAGCTAGGTCTTCTTGGGCTTGGCCCACTAACCTCTGCGTTTCTTGTTGCTCAAATACAGCAGCGTTCGGTGAAAATAATGCATACCGCTCTAACCCGAGGGCATCCTCTATCAGCTTTGTAACAGCTTGGCCTGAAACGTGGGGTGCCACGATACCCGCCATGGGGCTGTTGAATACGCCGTTTAGATTCTGGAGCAGTTGTGCTTGGGCTGCGAAATGGCGGGCTCCTATCGGACGTAGCTTGCCTTCCGCTGTGATGTCCTCCTGTGTGATAGACAGGAACTCGGTTACCCCGAGGTCGTCGTCCAGTACACGAATGACATCTGTAGTGTCCATGTTGCGACGGCTGGTCTCAAGCATGGCATTCAGGATGGGCTCAAGGAGCTCGATCTCGAATGTTGTAATCTTTTCTTGGAAGATACGACCGGAGGCATTCTCCAGTCTCTGTACTTCAAAGGCGGTCTTCTCCCCGGGACTGCGGATACCCATAGCCTCTCGGGGAGCACCAGCGTACTGTTCCATCCGGGCTTCCAGCTGAGCAATCTGATTGTCAGCCTGTATCACCCATTGGACATTACGCATAATCTCTTGTACGTCTCCACCCTCATCGAGGTGGACCTCAGCACCGGGACCCCATTCGAACTCTTCCACTTCCCCTATGATCTTCAGCGGGGGGTGGATGGCCAAGTCGTAGGCATCTGCCTTGCTGTTCTCCAAGTGGTCAATGCGATACTGCATCCCCACTAGGTTGTTGAGAGGCCCCATGGCCCACAGGTTATCAGGACGCTTACGCCAGCCCACCTGATAGATGGGAGGCTCTCCTAACCAAGTAGGCATGTCCTCTACCCGAACTACACGGCAGCGGTCAATAACAGTGACCACCTTGTTGCGGTGCAGGGTTCCGCTCTCATCGTGATAATCTCCCCACATCTCCAGCACTTCTACATACTGGGAGGTGTAGTACTCCTGTAGGTTGCCGAAGCCGTCAATAGTGTAGCCCTCTGCGAGGTCACTGTCTTCCCAGCGGTAGGCCCGCAGGTTGGAGGACAGCTCTTCCCTATCGGACAAGGCCTTCTCTAGGTAGGCATTCTCGGGCTCATCTTGAGCCATTGCCTTCAGCTCTCCGATGTTCCGGATGCTGCGGATGATCTTCACACTGTCGTTGAAGTTCTCTGCCGTGGGGTTGAACACGATGTTATGGGGAGAGATGCGTACCACCTCCGGTCCAATGTAACCTACTCGTGTCTCCTCCTCATCCTTGTAGCGGGCTGTGAACCGCACTGTGGCGAAGGCATTACCATAATCTATGTAGTCATAGAGCAGCTGGCTCATCACATTCCTGAAGTTGCTCAGGCGGGTCTTGTTTGCGATGTAGCTCTCGATAGCTGCCTGCTTCTCCTTGAGGGCTCCGCTCTTGTCGTAGCTCTCCCACTTCACCCAGTCGTCGTTAGGGAAGAGGGCCGAGAGGTAGTTACTGTGGAGGTTGTCCCTGATCTGTGTGATCTTTGGAAGGGTCGTGCTGTTCTTCCATGGGGTGGACATACCCTGTGAGGTGTTGTGTGAGTCCGTTGCGAAGATGAAGTTCCTCTGCTCCTTCCACTCTTCAATTATTCCTCTCCGTTGTATATGCCACTTCGACCACAAGTGGGCTACGTTCTGTCCTAGCTGGTCCCCTGTAAGGAGATTCTTCAGCTCTGCGGGTTTCGTTGACATTAGTTATCCTCTAAAATTAACCCCGCCAAAGCGTGGGTGTATCGCCACCACATTACTTGTGTGTGTACGATCTCGTCTGTCTTTAGGTTTGACAGCGATCTCTACAGCCGCTGCTAGGGTGTCCTTGACATCATCATGCTTGGGTCGGGAGAGAACCAGTTCTTCCTCCAGCACCTCTGTGTAGCCTCCTCGGTAGTGCCACATCGACATGTTCTCATACCGATGCTCCAAGGCGGCAGCAATCCGTTCTGCCTTCTTCTTGTCGTTGGGTGGGGGCTTGGCGTCAATAGACAGCCTGCGTCCTGACTCAGTGATGAGGTCCTTCAGGTCGTTCACCACCATACCCTGCGCTGTTCCCACCTCAGCCCTTATCTTCTTGAACTCCCACTTCTGGTGCATCGCCATGATGTGATCAAACAGAACAGAGCTCCTGTCTGTCTTGAACCTGTCGATGTCCAGAACGTAGATGTGACCGCTGGGGTCTATGCCGATCACAACAAGTGCGGTGAAGTCAGCCCGCTTGCTCAGGGTGAACGCGAAGTCAATCGCCGCATACACATTGAGGGGTCTGTCCTTGAACCACCACTTCCCTCCACTCTGACGGAGGTGCTTCTTGTCGTAGTACTGAAACCTACTCCGGTTGATACGTTCACTGCCGGGGTCGTTGGGATCGTTGTAGTACTGGGCGTAGAACTGTACCCTGTCCTCATACTCTCCTCGGATACGGGCCAGTACGTTCATGTCAAAGCCGAAGGCCTTGCCATCAGATCGCACCGTCCGTGGCCACAGGAAGACTCCGTCCTTCTCGACGACCTCCTCCTTGATCTCCCATACAGCCTTACGCTCTAGAAGCTCAAACCCCTCGGAGTCGTATACATCATACAGCTGTTCCTTCCACACTGCGTATACATCGTTGGGGTGGTAGCGGGTTCCACATGCTAGTGTGAAGCCACCGGGGTTACGAATGGATGTGAACTGGGAAGCCTTCTTAGCTACCAATGAACGCCCGTCTTCGGTGTACGCGTTCTCAGGTACTACGAGGTCGTCCGCTATTACAACGTCAGCGTGCCACCCTGTGGTGTTGGTGGTTAGACCTGCGGTAGAAACCGTTGCATCCCGGACCCCCTCCTTCTTGCGAGCAGGGTGGTCTACAGAAATCTTCCGTTCACTCCACTTGGCCCGCTTCCCCTCTTGAGGGTGAACATACTCGGGCCAATACCTCTGATACTCGTCGCTCTCCAGAATGCGTTTGATAGCGTAGAGCTGAGTCTCTGCGAGTTCGGCTGTTGCCGAGAGGTAGAGGATTGTCACCTCGGGATGGTTGGTAATACACCAAGCCGCCCACGTAGCGACAATATGACTCTTTAGGTGAGCTCGGGGAAACATCAACAACTTGTTGGCTGTGTCCGAGTCCTCTTCGAACAAGGTGTACTGAGCCACCCAGTCGAAGGATTCTTTATGTACCTGTCCGTAAACGTAGCCGGGGTTGACAAGGCGAGCAAAGGTCCAGAGGTCTTTCATCGCTAGCTCGCGTATCTCCCGAGCCTCCTCCGGCATCCTCTCCAGCCTGCGCTGTGCATCATCCTGCCAACTCATAATATCTCCTAGTCTCTAAGGCGCACTACGTCAGCCGTGTAGTCAGAGCTGATCCGATCCTGCACTTCCTTCTCGTGACGCATGTCTTCCTTGCTGGGGCGGCCAGCCCCCGTTACTTTCCACTTCCGGTCTGCTAGCCACTTAGCTGAGGACTGGGCAGATCTCCCGCCGCTCCTCACTTCTTCCACAATCGCATTGATTGCCTTGCCACGCATCTTAGCTTCCAGCTCCAGTCGCCACTCATCAATCTGTTTGGCGAAGAGTTTGTTAGCACATATACGCTGCCAATGACGCCAACCGAGGAGAACGCTGTTGGCAAATTCGTACTCGCCAAGGTCTTCCGCCTCAAGATATAGACGCCTAAGGGATGGGTACACCACCCCCTGATACTCCTTATCCTGTTCGTTCAGAGTGAAGATCGCGGTATCAGTGTCGTAGCGATGTTCTAGGAATAGGCTCTGGGTCCGCTGGTTATTGGTAACCGGGTCCCACATCTTGTTCTTATCTATCATTGAATCTCCTTCACCCAGAACTTAATGTCTAGGTTATCTGTGAAGGTGGTGTTGTTATTGTTAAACACCTGTATCCCCAAAGTGGTGGTGGTCAGCATCTGCACATCCGCATTGAAAGGAACCCGGAGGGCTGTCCCCATCGCCACCGCATTAGTGCTCGCGGTAGCACCTACTAGGACATCGTCCACAGATGTGATGGCTGAGTCCAGCGTGATGGTGAAGTAGTTGTTCGAAGTGCCTGTCGTCTCCACGATGGTGGCTACCCCGTACTCCTTGTGCGTGGTGATAGCGGTAACGCCATCCGTAGAGAAGCTCCCCTCCGCTACGTTAGTGCGTCCATCCACATAGCCCTTGGTCGCGGCATGAGTGCTCGCGGTAGGGGTGTCCACTGTCAGGGTTCCGCTTACAGTGCCACCTGCGCCAGAGGTGACGAACTTCGCCGTTCCGTTATGGAAGAGCGTCGTTACTCCATCTAGGTCACACTTCAGCACATCGTGTTGGTAGACGCCTGCATCGTTAATCCGAGCTACACTCCAGTTACCGCCATTAACAACCACCCGAGCGTTCTGGTCAGTTGTGTCAGTCTCATACCACTCAAGGGGGACGTAAGCTCCAGTCAGGTCTATCCCGCTTGTAAACTCCTTAACCCCCGCTATTGTCTGAGCGCCAGTGATCTTCACGTTGGCGGCATCAAGTCCATCCACGTAATCCTTTCGGGTAGCGTGGGCTGAGGCTGTCGGGGACTCTGGGAGGAGTAGGTTACCCAACGCGTTGAACTGTAGAGTTTTGTCATTACCTGAGGAGTCGTGGGCTATCCATGAGAAGCCTACGCTGTTCACTCCTGACGGGGCCTCCTGCTGCATAATGGGGAAGCCCGCAATCTCCGTGTAGGTGATAGTCATTTGGCCGTGGGAGGCGAAGTCAACATTGTTCTTAATGAACAGGTCAGTGTCAACTGTTATGTCTCCACCACCGCCTCCCACTGCGCTGTCTACGTAGGCCTTGGTAGCGGCCTCCTGTGCGGCAGTGGGGTCTGTCAGGTTGGTGATCTTGTTAGCGCCTACATCCCAGTCCGCTGTCAGGGGAACGCTACCGTCTGCCGCTACAAACCCAGTCACCTTCGAGTCAACATAGTCTTTGTTGACAGCCACTGTCCCAAGTGTGGGAGTGACGGAGGGGAGCTGTAGCTGTCCATCTGAACGGAACGCGGTGTAGTATTGGTTACCCGCCCCGTCTTCTGTAGCGACACTGATTGTTGCTGCGCCCTGTCCTCCGGGGGTGCCGAGGAATGTGGTGTGTAGGCCCAACACGCTTGTGTTGTTTATCTGGAAATCAGGCAGGGCCGCATTGTCATTCTCTAGCGTCACCTTGGAGATGTTCTCCGTAGTGAGCTCTCCCCCTATGATGTTCAGGGTGGCCTCAACACCAGCACTGTCTGTGCCGGAGATGCTCACTCTGACATCAGCAGGCACTGTCCCCTCGTATCCAACCGGATAGAGCCGCATGTGCGGGAGGGAGTCTGTTGTAGTCCAGTCGTAGTTGTATGTGCCCCAAGTCTTAGTCTCTTGGTGGTCTATCTGCAACTCACCGGGGATGTCCAGCGTTCCCTTGGGGAGGAGGTTCATGTCCCGCAGGTTACCAAACTCGTCCCATGTGGACCAGCTGAAGATGGTGCCCTGACTATCATCAGACACTACGTGACTAATCAGAGGGTTACCAGATCCAAACTGCACCCCATTCGTGATGGTGTAGTCGCTGTTACCGGGAACATTAGAGCGGAGGACTAACACATCCTCCATTGTAATTTCACCATTGACAACGAGATCTCCGTCAACTGTGTCGCCTATGCCTGATTCACTATCCCCGTTAATGAGGCTCTGTACTTGGCCTAGGTTCACTCCGTCGGAAGCGTTCTCCCCGTCTGCGACATTGAGGAGCTTATTACTCCCCATGTCCAAATCGTTCTGCATTGTATTGGGCTCACCTTCGGGATTGTCGCGGTAGAGCACCTTATTCTGTAATTCGTCACTCAACTCACTGAAGTTGTCGTTCATGGCTGAGAGGTTATACCCAGAGGATATATCTGTGAATGTCTTCTTAGTCACTAGGACTCCTTAATTTCTGTGAGATTATTTAGAGGGGCTTTGCTATATTAGGACCGTACCCCCGTGGCCCCCCCTTGCCCCCTCTCGGACTTGGCACAGTTATTGCTACGCGCGCGTTCCTTATATGCTATAGGGGGGTGGTATAGCATGTTAAACTAGTGCA